GCGTATAAGGATCAACTCGTGACGCATTTAGAACAATTTGGGTTTAGATTACAACTTTGGGAGGGACTGTGTGGAAATCCAATCTCAGAGTTGTATAGTAAATTTATCTTTGTATATGATAGATGAAACTTTTTGTTATATTATTTTTGATTAATTTAGTTATTCTCTTTATGATACGACAACCACAGGAACTCGTTGATGTGAAGGAAAAGTATCAAATTCTCCGTGATCATATAAAATCGACGGGAAATGAAAAATTCAAAATGCTTATCCACCCCATCCCCATAACAGGTGTGAAGCGAATGAACGGAACCGTTGGATACAATGTCAACAAGGGTGCTGACATAACTATATGTCTCGACGGTGATTCGAACAAGATTTTCCACGTTCTCATTCATGAACTCGCACATAGCACAGTCACAGAGTTTTCACATTCTAAGAATTTTTGGAAAAACTTTGTAGAGTTGAGAGGTATTTGTGAATCCATTGGGATTTACAAAAGGATGTCCGGGAGAACTAAATTCTGTGGTCAGCATATTCAGGATAAATAATAATCTCGTGATACTATAAATGCAAACTCCCACAACACAAATGTTGCTGGCTCTCTTTTATTGGTTGGTTTTCTTTGCCATTACTCAAGTTCCAGTTCACGTTGATAACTATTACGCGAACCTGGTTTTCCTTACTGTTATCATCCCCAACGCGGCTCGTTATATCGTGGGGGAACAACCTGAGCTCGCAGTTGATCGATCCTTCTTTGCTATGGCTACCCTCCTCGCGCTCATCATCACGTTCGCTGTGAACGAATTGTGGAAGCGGTCTAAGGATACAGTCAAGAATTTTCATAGGAGCGATCGAAAGAAGCGTCTTGAGTTAACAGCTATTCTCGCCGGTGCTTTCACCGTTGGTGCTTTAGTCATCTACTTCTCCGGTATAGATAACTCGATTTACAACAACATGATGGTACAACAGTAATTAAACCTTGATAATATATGTCTTAGTGATGTAGAAAATGATCGCAGCCACCACACCGGTGGTCGCGAGACCGACAACACTTCTACCCCCCTGTTCGTTAAGGAACTTGGGGATAGAGGTCGCAAGACGATCCTGAATGGGTTTGCTGACGGCGATCGCTGTGCCGACGGCAACGATGAGCGCAGTGAGCTGATCATCGGTCAAGTTGAGAGGGTTTTTGCTTTCAGGGAGTGTATCAATCTGTTGGGTGGGAGCAGGGGTGGGATACACACCCTGCTGAGGCTGTACCATTTGGGGCTGTACCCTGGGGTCGTCCATCATTGGGGAATGCTCCATCATAATATCATTTATAGGTGTAGAATCCATCGCGTCTTTATCTTTACTCATATTTTTTTCAATTGTTTTAAACGCTGTCGATGGTTTATCTTGAATAGGAACCATCCCATCCCCGTCGTCAAAAAGATTCATGGTGTTTACTTGATCGGTAGCCATTTAATATATTCATATGTTTTCTTGAAGTGTTAAGTGACGCAGTTTACTTCTTTTTCGTGATCGTGAGTGCGGTTTTCTTCGTCGCCTTCTTAGCATCTTCATCTGTTTGTGTGAGATGTTTGGGGTTGTACATCTTTTTATGCATCTGCCATAGTTGTGAACTCCCAACCCTGAAATTCTTTCGAACGGTCGCCTTGTACCAGAAGACACAATCCTGGATCTTGTTAGACTTTACCGTGTTGTCTAATACGAGACACTCGTAGTTTTCTGTACACGCGTCCATCACCTTACAAAACATGTCGAATGATGGAAAAATACCAAAGAATGACCTGTACAACTTTTCTCTATTCTGAATGATATTTTCCCTGAGGATAAATACATAATCGACGTTCGCTCTAAGTGCTGGTGGAAGATCCATCACGTACTGCATGGTCAGCATGAAGAAAATCTTCCAGTGTCGACCATTCATGAAACATTGTCGAATACATGTGTCTTTGAGAAACTTTGAATCGTACATACAATCATCTAAAAGCATGAACGCACCACAATTTTCTCGACCGTCACCTACCAATTTTCGCTGTCGAGACATCACTCTCTCTATAGCATCCCTATCATAATCACCATATATGAATAGGTCGGGAATGAAATCAGAGTAAAAGTGATTTCCTTCCTCGGTTCCTGAGAGTACAATCCCAGCTGGGAGATGTTTCTTATGATACATGATGTCTTTCACCAGGGTCGACTTACCAGTATTACGCTTACCAATGAAAACACATACTTTATCATCAGCGATACCTTCTGGTTTGAACTTCTTCAACTGAAGATTCATTCTGATATAGTGTCCCGTTTTATTTAGTACAATTTTACTCATATACTCCTCCTAAGTCTTCGTGTTGGTGAGGAAATAGTAAATGGACACGATGATGGAACAGTATATCGAGACGATGACCAACATTCTAACACCCGTGATGGAGCGAGCGACTATTCTCGCAGCCGAGTATTCTAAAGCCTGTGGGAGAGACGTTCTTCTACCAGAGGATATAGAGTATGCGATGAAATATTGTGCGATGCACACAGTCGGTCTCTCAATTGGAACCCTATTCCCCGAGATTTATGAAGATGATGAAGACTCAGACGAAGAGGTAGATGTGGTATCAGAAGAGGAATGCCCAGAATTTGTTCGTTATTCAGGAGAAGACCCCAAATTTCTTAACATAAATGATGCGTACGATCAATGGGGAGAATGGGTGCCTCAAAATCCGACAGAAGAGTTGTTAAAAAATACTATTAATAGTAATGTACACATGGGAGCCTGATGGTTGGAACTTTTCAGATTCCGGAGTAAAACTACATGTGTACAGTGATGATGATTCGGAGAGTAACAGTAGTTCTTGTGCTGAAATATCAGGAGATGATCAACTCTTAAAAAAGGTGAAAACAAAATACAAAAAAATTGATAAGGAGGAATTATTACCAGAATAAATAATTTTCGCGGTGTATACTATATTACTCACAATGAAGGATGCTATTAAGACTGTCACTCTGGTTACCCAGGAACTCGAAACGCAATCCCTGAATGCGATTGTTGCCGGCTTCTCTTTCGCCGCTGCGATGTCTTGGATGGATGTCGTTCGCTTCATCATCAACCAGGTCATTAAGGTGCCCAAGAACGGTGGTGCCCAGTACGCGCTCACTGCGGTGCTCACCACTCTCCTCTCGATTGCGGTCTTCATGACGATCTCCACTGTATCCACCCGTGTGTCCAAACCTGCCCAGCCCGTGTACGCGATCTCTCGTTAAACTTGGGGTGGTGGTGGTAAGGGTTTAGGGTTTGTGAGGAGCATTAACATAATTCCAAAGAAAATGATAACACCGATGTAAATGTACACATCCTGGTTATAAAGAATCTTCGCCTCAGGTTTCTTTATTACTTCAACATCATCCTTCTTAATCACCGTTGTAATTGGAACCTTGGGTAAACCCTCTAATTTATCAGTGGAACACCTAATTTCAAATTTCAGAACATGATCCTGATTTCTGAAATCGTATGGAATGAGGCGTCCATGACTCATGTAAAATAATTCAATTTTCAAATCCTTTATGATTTTTTGAGATCCAGAGTGGAAATGGTGTATGAGTGGATCATCAGTACCATGTATATTGATAAAGTCGGATCCATCGAGGAGAATGTGTCCAGTGTAGAAGGGTGTTGAGCTATACACAGATTGTGTAAATTCATCAGACCCCGTTGTGAGTTTGAGTATGAGAGAATTAGGTCCCTTCAGATTGATCGCACCTGATCTAAGTATCCCACCAGCCGACGTTTGATTATTAGAACTAAATCCAAAGAGTTGATGTGGTGTCGTTAAGGAAGATGTCGTTTGTAAGAATCCATTTGTTCCATCAAAAAATTCGAACGTGAATGCATTAGATGTTCCCACGTTGGAAAAGCTAATCGAATTTGTATCATCATCATACACGGCGAGACTCACATTTGAAGATGGAGGTGCCAAAAGAGTTTCAAGATCTTGAGCCAAAACATGTCCATTAGAATAGTTTGTTTCGGGTAACGTGATGCTTGTACCGTTCACACTGAACGTGTTATTCGTAGGGCATATCATGAGTTGTGGTGTAGGAATCCTGGCGGAAATGAGTTTAATCTCAGAGACGTCATAGATTGGATTTTTCAGATGAACTATATAAGTATTTGGTTTTGAGAATGTGTTTGAATAATCATCTATCACGTACGAACCGTTAACGTCCTGATACGAATTTGATGCGATTATATTCACACCGTGTTGACTACTATCTATGCTGAGGTTATGGACCTTCATTAAAATAGAGGTATACTATTTTAATGATTGTTTTTCATCAATCGACCATTTTTTTCATTTAAGCATAAAGTGAATGTGAGAGAGGATTGTTCTTTAACTGCTTCGTCGCAATATCGAGCGTTCTCGAGTTGGGGTTTTCATTACCCTTGTAAGGATTGAGTTGATGGAATGTGTTGTTCTGATATTGTTGGGTCCAGGCACCATTCGCAGCGTTCATACGACCATCGATTCGAGAGGTATCACTTCTAACCGTTGTAATTTGTCCACCTTGCTTGAGGGCACTCTCACGGACATTCATGCGACCAGCGTTACCCATACGATTGGGCTTACCGCGACGATCTTCGGGTCGGAAACCATACTTCATGAGCTCCTCGTTCGTTTTCTCAGTAATCTTGGTAGCAACATTATTCGTGTACCCACCATGGAAACTGTGAATACCTGGGGCTGGCTGGTTCGCGTATGCGTACTGTTCGTCATTGCGATCACCTTTGAAACGAGTTGGGTCTTGGGCGAGTGTCTGCGCGGAGACTAAACGCTTGGCGCCGTTGAAACCCAACCCATCCTCACGTAGACCAGTCTCGGATCGGTTGGTGGTACGCTTAGTCTTCTCGTGTTCGTTGCGGGGGACAACACCGGTCATTCCCTGAGCGCGACCAGCCATAACAGGTAATCGAGAAGGAAGATACGCTGTCGTATCTGGTTTATTGTGAGTGAGTTCTCCAACTTTCGACGAGCGTCCACCTGTAACGTCCATGGCGGGACCTGATCGTCCTGGGAGAGTAGTGAGTTTGTATTCACCCACATTAATTGGGTTAATTCTAAGCATCTGTTGGAAACCACCCACCGCTGGTGTATCGGCGCTGACACCGAGACCTGGACCCACCAACTGTTTCTCGATGGGGGAGAGGTTATTCATGCGTCCCTGATCATACATACGACCACGCATTTCGAGAAGCTCTTGACCACCCGACCTTTGTTGACGCCCAATATCCGCGAAACTATCCATCTCTCTTTTCGCGGGGGCGGCTACCCTGGACACGAAATCATTCTCCTTAAAGTCTGGTTGAGGAGGGGAGGGTCCGGGTGCGATTACCTGTACCCCTGGGGGGGTATACAGCTCCGTTTTAGACTTTGTGCTCAGTGACCGACCGGCATAAATGAGACCAGCTATAGCTAATATGGAAATAGGATCTGCCATTCTTACTTCTTAACGATATTTTTATTGACGTATCTTTTCTGGAAAAGTCCGTTTTGGAGTTCAGCACGGGTACTCGACGGCTCGTATCGCATGGTGCGAAGAGGGGTCTTGCACTCCATGTTGGTGAGAGGGAACAGATTACGCTCATATGTCTGAACGATGGTCTTGTTGAACCGAGATGTAGATTGTGGTCTGAGCTGATCACTCGTTTCAATAAATCTCGCTGGGGCACCTTTACCCGCCATATAGGGGGCGGTACCGTACAACATCGTATTGGGGCGAGAACCATAGTTCAGGTGACTGGGCTGAGGGTAAACAAACACTTCATCTGTCGCTCTCACAGATGGGAGAGCGCCTTTATTTTCGACAATAGAAAGACCAGGTTGAAGCTGATATGCCATTTATTAATACACAAGAATATTAATCCACATTAACGTCTATCACCACTTCTCTGAAGACCACCAAATGCCTCTAACTGGGTACCACGCATGTCGGGGCTGCATGTTTTCGCATCACTCTTACACATTGGTTTATTCTTCGATCCGTATAACCACTCCGCGAACTCCGTCTGGTCCCCTGGAATCTTCGACACAGCGGTCGTCACGAACTGTCGTTCATACGCATTACGTTGATACTTGGGGAGTGTACTACGGGAACGCCCCGAATCGTATGAAACCTGGTCACCACTGAATTTATCCATGAGTGTTTTTTCGGATGCGTAATAACATGCTTCCAACCTGTTTGGGGCATCGCTGTAATCCGTCATTAATACATTCCCGAGAGGATTCTCCATCGTTGGTTTCTGACACATTGATGTGGTCTGTACATCTCCATACGGTTCCTTGATGACATTCATCTTATACATCACAAAGATGATCGATAAGACAGTCATACCTAAAATGAACATACGGAGATCACGACGAATGAGGAATAATACACAAGAAGCATAAATAACAAATCGTGAGGCGGCATTAATTCTATCCTCTGGTGTTTGTTTACTATTAGGCCAGAAATCTAATATTTTTTTAGTATTGACAAGTTGTGCAGGATCTTCAAACCAAACTTTCATTTAATATAGTCGAGGTTTATTTTTTTGGTAGACCACCCATTAAACCAGACATCATCTTCATGAGGGCATCCTGATTAAATTCACCATCACCGTTTTGCATCTTATCAGCGCACTCTTTCGCGAGAGTTTCAATCATACCAAGTGTTTCCTCTGGAACTGACTGAATAGTCGTACCGAGGATGTACAGGGTCTGGAGATACTGCCACACGGCAGCCTTGGTGCCTTCATTCATGCGCATCCACAAACCGACGAGATCGAGCTCATTGAGAAATTCAATATCGGGGGAGTGAACGAGAATGAAATTTTCATCCTTCGCGGAAATCATATCGGCGTGGGGGGAAACACTGCTCATGAAACCATCGACGACGAGCTTGGGTGAAGCTGTTCTAATAAGATCATACGATGTTAACATCTTTTTGATACTCTTTTCATCTGGAAAGGACTTGTGCAATTCCACAAGAAATTGTCCCATCATATCGTTAAACGCAGAGACGGACGCCATTTTCTTATTAAATACATGTAATCTTTAAGTTTAGAAAGGTTCGTTAGAAATGGTCTCTTTTTTACCAAGACCATTGAGTATGATCATGTAGACGAGAATAGCGACGAGAACCGCCGGCTTCACGTACTGATTTAATTCCAATTTTCCTTCGTTGTTTAAATATGCCTTGAGATGAATATACCCGGCTGTCGTAGCACCCGCTATGAGAGCGGCGTAGACTGGGTCACGTAAATAATCAGAGAGTTCCATTTAATAATAGCCAACTTTTTTTGTACGAGTCTCTGGTGCGTCACCGAATAGCACATCATCATCTTCGGGCTGCGGCTGAGGCTGCTGCTGCTGCTGCTG